TTCCCTTTTTTCCTTGACTGCTTCTGTTATATACAAAGCCTGCAAAGCCTCGTGGAATTTTGATGGCTATACCAGTATCAATAAGTTTTTGTTCATTTGGATAAATATCAATTTCTTGGGTGTTGTCCTCAAACCACGCAAACAGGTCGGCACCTGCATCTGTTGGGTGAGCACGCTTAGGTAATTGAGCACCTGTATTAACTAAACACTCTAATGTTCTGTTTTGAGTTGTAAAATATGTATTAGTACCATTACTGGTTATCATTGTATTTGCGTTCATTTTAAGTAGTTCTCCAAAATTTCATTAATTTGTTTGCAGTTGTCTGTACCAATAGCATCTTCCGAAAAAGTCACTAAGTCCATAAGTTTATAGTTTAATTCTAGTTGATCTTTACATTCATTTAATGCTTGTATGTATTTATATCGACCACTAATAGGGATGCTCGCAATAATATCGTAAGTACTGCCATATTCATTAACCAATCCCACGGCTCGCTTAGGTCCAATACCAGGCACCCCAGCAACATTATCACCACTATCGCCTGTAAGACATTTAATACTAATGTAGTCTTCTGGATTAAAGTCATAGTGGTCATTCCAATTATCAACTGTAACTTCTTTACGAGTAACATAACTAAACCTTGATACGTTAGGTTGAACTAATAAGTCCCAATCTTTATCACTACTTACCAGCCAAATATCATCAACGGGAAGTTTTGATCTTTTTGACACAATGTATGCTGCAATATCGTCAGCCTCAACGCCTTGAAAACGAATAACAGGATAATCAGTTGAGTTTTGAATATGCTCTAGTGTTTTAGTAAAGTCTTCAAAAAACAATTCAAACTGTGCTTTTTCAGCATCAGTTTGTTGTTCAAATTTGTCTTTACGATTTTGTTTGTATTCAGGATAAATAGCTTTGCGATAGCTGGAGCTACCTTGATCACAAGCAATGATAACGTGTGATGCTTTATAACTTTTCTTTAGACTTTGCACTGTGCGTAAGTAGTCTTCAGCAAAATCTGTAGCACCACTATGTTTATAGCGAAATGCTAAGTTTAATGCGTCCACCACTAGTAGTGTATTTTCTTGTTCTGTAATTTTTGTAAATGTTTTAGACATGGTTATTTCTGTTGTTTAATATAATATTATACCTGATTTAACCTAAACAGTCAAGTTACAAATTGTGGTTGCTCCCACTTTAGCCAGTCTTCTAAAAGTGCAATATAAAACTCATGTGATTCATGATTATAGTAAATGCATCTATAGTTTTGGCTATTAGGTAACTCGTCAAAAGCTACAAATACTTTTGATCTATCAAATTTAAATATTAAAAGCGGTTTTTTATCAACTTGTTTGCCTTGACGTGTAGTTTGTTCCCAAAATTGTACTAACTGTGGGGTTTTGCTAGTCAATAGGTGTGAAGTAACGTGATCTTCTGCATATCCTTTTACTTCTACACACCAAATATTAGTTTTACCAGGCACATATAAATCGCCTTTAAGCTGATGTTTAGGGTCAAGAGCACCAGAGCCAGGTACTCGTTCCCACCCTAAATTGGTATACTTTTTTAAGAGATCGCGTACTGTTGTTTCAGTACGCGCACCCTTAGCTCTGGAATCTACTACCATTATTCAGCAGGCGTCTCTTCCACTTTTGGAGCAGGTTCTGATGCAAGTTTTGCAGCAGGTTTTGTAGCAGGTTTTGCAGCAGGTTTTTCAACAACTGGAGCAGCAACAATTTCTTCAGTAGGTTTTGCACCTTTAGTTTCAACTGTACAATTAGCATCTACTCGAAAAGTAGCTTTTCCAGTACCAATTACTGCTACTAATGGATACTGACTATCTTCAATAGTATCACCAACAGTTAAATTTTTACCATTAAGGACAACTTTTACGTCTCCATCAATTTCTTCTAAAATCATATTATACCTCTATTTGTGAGATGTTATTACGTTTCACTACATTTACTTTTTCCAATAGTGGATGAGTAAATCCGTGTGAAACAAGGAAAGTATTCAAGTGTTCTTCCCGCAGTAGTACTTCTACTAACTTTTCTTTACCGTCAGTATCAAGCGTTTCTACAGTTTCATCTAGAATAAGTAAATTAATTCTTGAACTAGATAATGTTTGCATTAGTTTTCTAATTGCTAACAGTGTAGCAACATTAACTCTTGCTTTTTCGCCACCACTTAAAGCGAGTATTTCTATATCTTTACCATTATCTGTGATAACAACATTAAGTTTATCACTAGAATTTACTTTGAAACTAATTTGAAATCTGCCATCGCTTAAATCAACCAAATACTTATTAGTAATTTCTTCTAGGTCTTTTACTAAACATTCAATTTTATAAGCGACTAAACCAGTAGTTGAAAATGTTTTAGTTAACACATTTAGAATACTCATGCGTTCACTAAAGTTGTGTAATTCTAAACTATAAGATTCTAATTCTTCGCGCATTTCTACTAGTTGTTTACTTACCAACTCTACTTTAGTATTATGTGTAGAAATTTCTTTATTTTTACTTTCTGCAGCATTAATTTCTTTTCGTAATTGTTGTAAGTTAGTTTCTAACTCATTTAATGTTTGTTCTATTTGCTTTTTATCTAAAAGTTCGGTTTGTAGCTCAGTATCAATTAGTCTGTGATACTTTTCCCAATCTTCTTGAGATTTTTGAGCTTGTTGCCAAACAGACTTTTCATTATTATACTTTAAAGTTTCTTCATTTAATTCACGTATTGCTACAGATAATTTTTCTAGTTGAATACTACTAGTTTTTTGAATAGTTACTTGTTCAGTAATTAACTCGTCAATTTTATTTTTATCTATGTGTTGCAAACAAGTAGGACAACTACCCTCTAGTTTTTCCATTTTTTGAATAAAGATTTTACTATCTTTAACTGTTTTAGTTAATTCAATAGTCTCATCATTTAATACTTTAGTTTTTTCATTGATAAATTGTATATCTGTTTTAGGTTCATTAGGAATTGGAAGTAATTTAATTTTAGACTGTAATTGTTTATAAGTATTATTTTGTTGAATCTTTTTATTAATAGATTCCAAACTATCTAACTGTTGAGATAGTGTTAGTGTTTCACTATATAATTTTGGATCCATTTCTGGAACTTCAATATTTGGTTTAATTGTTAAATCTGTAGATTCGTATTTATTTAACCAACTATTAACAGTACTAACTTTTGAACTAGCTGTTGCAATATCTTTTGATAGCTCAGTAGTTACTTCTTTGAATATTTCTGCTGCACGTGTATATTTTGAAAGATTTAAAATTTCAATAAGAAACTTTTTTCTAGCAGTATCAGGAGCAGTTAAAAATTCTAAACTACTAGCATTGCTTTGATAAACTATTTGTGCAAAACTTTTATGATCAAATCCTAAAATTTCTTCAATCATTTTATAAGTAGCAGTTGCAGTATGTGCACTAATATCATTACCATTTTTAAATAGTTTTACTGTTTGTGCACTACCTCTAGTACTTTTAATAGTATAATCAATACCATCTCTATTGAAATCTAATTCAATATTATAGCTTTTATCTTTGACATATCTATTCAAAATATCAGCTTTTTTAATACCTTTAGAATTTTTATTGAATAAAACTTCTTCTAAGATTAATGCAATAGAACTTTTTCCGTGACCATTTCTACCTACTAATTGTGTTAGTGGTGATTGTGTAAAATCTACTTGATTATCTTTTCCATAGCTAAAGGCATTAGCCCATCGTAGTTGTTTTATAGTTATCATTTATAGCCAATCTCTTTTTTAGTTCTGGTAGTCCGCCAATATGTTCTCCATCAAGAAAAATTTGAGGAACACTTCTAGCGTTTGGCACTTTTTCAATTAAATCTTTTTTACTATATTTGCCATCACCAAGCATACATTCGGTATATTCAATAGCAAATGAAGTTAATAAACGTTTAGCTTCCGTGCAAGCAGGGCAATTAGGTTGAGACCATACTTCTGCACTATTCTTGATTAATTTTTTCTGCATAAGCTTGAAACTCCTTTAGTACGCTTTCGATAGTTTGTTCTGGTAATTCTAAAATATAAGTTAAATACTCTTTAACTTCTTCTGCCATTGTCATTTCAGCATCTAAAATTAGTGCACTATCAGTATCACGTTTAATTACTTTTCTATCAATTAAATCACTGTCTTCCAACTCACCAAGTTCTTGCATATCGCCTTCAACTTGATAAATTGTATGATCATAGTCTGTGGCAGGTTTAGGGTCATTTACATTAACAGTTTTACGAATAAGTTGCGGTAACTTTAATTTACGCCACTCATGTTCTAATGAAAGTGTATCCAACACAATAATACCAGTATCTACATTATTACGATGAAAACTAGTAGTAACAGGACTTCCTGGATAAAGTATATTTCTTTGACAATTTTCATAACTGTGAAGATCACCAGCTAACACTAATTTCCAGCGATCAAAAATAGTTAAGTCCATTTCAGGTTTAACGTGTGGCGGAATCTCTCCACGAACGTGTGTAAAACAAATATCACCACAAATTTGAAAAGGATCTTTTTCAAATTCTTTTAGTTTGTTGTATGGAATAAAATCCATATTTTCCACTTTGCAATAATCATCAATTACTGTAACTAGTGGATTTAATCTGTTAGTAACTTGTTTTAGGTTACTAAGAAATGTTGTATCTTTTTTAACGGCTTCATGATTACCTGCATAAATAATTGTATCTACTTTACAACTATTTACTAAGTCGAAATAAGTTTCTAACTCCTCCATATTAGGAAGTTTGTCAAAAACATCTCCACCTATAACAAATAAATCACATTCGCCTTGGATAGCTTGTAACTGATCCCAAAGCATATTATACCTATTTTTAGCCCAATCAACAGGTACATTCTTCTGACCTAACTTAATATGTACGTCAGCTGTAAATAATACTTTCATATGACCTTTATAAGACAGAAAAGCCCGCTAAGCTGTTCGTTTAGCGGGCTTTATTGTTGATTAACCTAATTCTTTGACGGCTTCGGCAGCAGCACCATCGGTGCTTTCTTCTTCATCAACATTGTTAGTAATTTTCTCTAACAATGCTTTTACTTCTGCTTCTGTTGGGCGAATGAATTTTTCATCAATAGGTTTAGCTGCTTCAGCCATGGCACGCTCTTCATCAGTCAATGCGCGTGGTTTGCAACGCAAGACTTGTAGAGTATATTCCACATTAAATGGAAGTGGCCCTGTTTTACTACGCTTAAACACTACATCCCAACCACTATCATAATCTGTAGGATCGCCTAAATCTTCCGCTGCTGATACAATTTGTTCAAACAACTTCTTTTTAAGATTTAATGCTACAACTTTATTCTGTTTAGGGTCGATGCAATTTACTGAATAACTCCAGCTGCATTTTGCATCAGGAAAATATTCGTTAACATAGTCTTTTTCTACATTATCGAACTTTTCTTTTTCACGACTAAAAGCCAAGCACTCCACAGGAATGTCTTTATTATTAGTGCCTTTTAGCCAATAAATATATCGTGGAAGAACTCCACCAATTAGACGAACTGTATTTTCTCCGTCTTTGTACTCATACGCCTCAACTTTATTAGATTGGGCTTTGCCTTTTGTATTTTTAAAACTTAGTGCCATTTTTTAATTTTCCTCGTATTTGAAATAAATTTTGTTTTCTTTGATTGTTATTAGCGGATTTGATTTTATTGCGTTAAGGTCTATATCAGAAAAGAATGATAGATCTAAATATCTATGACCGTAGTGTTTATATATTGCGTAGTCTCTACGCCCCGCTAGCCGAATGTATTGTGCCTTATATACTATATCAGTAGTTTTATCGGCAAAAAATAAAGAAGGCTTTATTAGAAAGCTATTACCTTTTAAATTAAAAATCGGTTTGATTTTAGTGTATTGGTTTTTAGGAATATCTTTTCTAATAAAGTGCAATCTTAACTGTTCAACTAACTTTATTGGATCACACTGGGTGTTGTTCTCTAATAAGGTAAGATTGAAGAAAAGTGTCATATGCTGAAACTTAATATATATTATATCATTTTGGATAGGGCTTGACAAGTTGAATTTTTTACACCGATTCAACTTCCCAACCTTTACGTATATAAAGTCCTAGCCGATCATTATTCTGTTTTTTATCAGCCCAACCAGCAAATTGAATATCTACTACTAAAGGACTTTTTTTACCTTCATAAGGTCTCATAATACGACCTACAATTTGTTCTAGCAAACTATCATTTGACATCGGTACTGCTAAAATTACACAACTTAATACATTTATTGATATTCCTTCTGAGAAGATTTGCCTGCTTCCAGCAACACACAACTTTTTTTTGTTAAGTAGTTGTTCTTTTGCTTTTTGTCGTTCTTCAAAAGAGGTTTCGCCAGTAACCAACAAACACGTATCACCAATATACTCCTTAACTTTTTCTAGAAATTCTACTCTGTCTGCTACAATAAGTACAGAATGACCTTGGCTAACATGAATATTAGCAATATAAGCAATAAACTTTCTATAATTGTCATTTTGTGTTAAATCGTTAATTTTTTCGACCCAAGTTGCACCAGGTTTTAAAGTAATATTACTTTTTACTAAGTGTACTGTGGGAGTTAGTGTATTTGCTTGTGGTGGTCTATATACTGTATGACCAAAATAATCGTCAAATAGTATGTGTTTACCATCTTTACGAATCATTGTGCCACTTAGCGCTATTCTATATCTAGCATGAAAAGCGTCCACTGTTCCAGCAAAAGTAGTCGCTGGACAATGATGTGCTTCATCTAAAATAATTGTTCCAAATTCTTTGGTTAGTTTACCTAGGTGTTTAACTATAGTCTGAATATTACCTACTACTATGGCATGGTCTTCAATATCGAATTGACCGCTACCAATGATACCAGGAGTCATTCCAAATAAAATTTCTACTTCTTCTACCCATTGATCTCTAAGAGCAGTAGTATGAGTAATAACTAAAGTTTTTTGCCCAAACTTTTTAGCAATATGTAGTGCAGTAAATGTTTTGCCCCAACCTACTAATGCATTGATAAAACAAGTATCATTAGCTTGATTATATACTAATGCTTGATCTTCCCTCAATTCAAACTTAGTTTTAGGAAATGGCACTGGTACTAAGACACGTTTATCTACTAATTCATAGTGTTCTGGTATCAGATCTACTCTACCTTGTGGTATAGATAAAATACCATTAATTAAACTACTATAGTTTTTAATAGTTTCTACACTTTGAAATTTTTTACTACCAGTATCTTTATGAATTTTATATGTAAGAGTACGCATTACTTCTTTAGTATGTTCTACTCCTGGGTTATCCATATAAATTCTATTGCTAATTACTGCTTTTGGCATTATACTAATCTCCAAGTATCTTTTTGTGGAGAATCAAAATAGCCATACAGTAAATAACTGTTGTCCATATGTAATACACCAGCATATTGTTCATAAGTTTCAGGTTGTTTCATAGTTTTAAATCTGCTTGCTATGCCTTCGAGTTCTAACACACACCCTATGCCATCCGCAGGTAAAACTTTACTAATCTTTTTTGTTGTCAGCTTGGCGCGCTTGGTTTTTTTATGTTGAAAAACTTTTCCGTGACTATCAATAAACCATGTAGTTGATTTTGCTAACTTTATAATATCTATTAAAAAATATATAGCAGTTCCTATAGGAAACATATTATATTTTTGTAAAAGAATAAGTCTACGTAGTCCAAGCGTAGGCTTATCAATACTACTATCATCAATTAAACGATAGTTTGTAGTATGTTCGGCAGTATCTTTATCACTGTACTCGGCTCTGTAGTAAAGTAAGTTGTCTTGTTGTAGGGGCTGTTTTTCACCCAGCCTGAACACGGGAAATACGATCTCCTGTAACTTCATAGTACCCTTCCCAATCACCAAAACTATAGTCATCACCAACATCTTGATCGACACCAATTGGATGATTAGGAATACTACAGCCCCAGTCATATTGTGTATTGCGTTTTAAAATTTCGCAATATTGATCTACTTGTTCTTCTTTGACCAAGGCAACAATTGAATCGTGTACAAGCATAAAAATTTTAGCGTCGATATTACTTGTGGCAACTTCGTTAGCAGTACCCATAGCACCAAGTAAATTAACGTCACTAGCAAGAGACTGGACTTCAGCATTAATACCGCTACGAACTTCGTGAGCTGCAATACCTTTATCACTAGAAAATACATTAGGTAAACGACGCTTGCGACCAAAAAAGCTATAAGTATAGCCATTTTGCTCAATAAATGTTTTACGTGTATCCAACCAGTTTTTAAGTTTCTTAAACTTTGTAAAATACTGCTTAATATCATCACGAGCCTGTTCTACTGGGTAGCTTTCACCAGTTGCTTTTGATACAGTTTGAGATACTTTATTTGCACCACTACCATACAAAATACCAAAACTAATAGCTTTGGCAGATTGTCGCATTGCAGGATAAAGTTTTTTAACATCCTCTACTTTACAGGGTAAATTAAATACCATTTTAGCAATTGTACTGTGAAAATCACCACCACTAGAGAATACTTCTTGTAAGTTTTTGTCGCCACTCAGCACAGCTGCATAGTACATTTCGGCTGTGGTCAAGTCTTGCGAAACGATCTTAAAACCTGCTGGAGCTTTGATGCAACCTTTGATAATAGGATTGTCGCGAGGTATTTGCTGAGCATTGAACTTCCCAGAACTACTAAGCCTACCGCTAGTAGTAAATATAAGATTAAAATTTGTACGTATGCGACCATCACGGTCAAGTTCAGGTAAAATCTTTGAAATATAGGTATTTTGGATTTTTCCAAGTTGTCGTACTTTTAAAATCGCCGCAGGAAGTGGGTGCTCTTCACTAAGTTGTTCTAATACTTCGGCATCGGTTGAGATTGCACCTGTTGCGGTTTTCTTTCCAGTTGGATTAAGCCCAAGGTAGTCAAAAAGAACAACGCGTAACTGCATAACGCTATTAGGATTAAAGATCTTACCAGTATCTTTTTCAAAACGCTTAACTTCTTCGAATCCATAAACAACTTCCTTTGCTTTTTGAATTTCTTCATCAAGATATAAGTTAGCAGCAGCCATGCGTTCTTGACTAATAGGAATTCCTACTTCTTCCATATCCATTAAGAATAGAGTGCCTGGAATCAAGATTGTTTCGTATACATAACGCAACTTATCATTTTTTTGTATAATTGGTAGAAATTTATGAAACAGCTCATAAGTTACAGCAGTATCAATTGCAGCATAACGACTGATAACATCAAACGGAATAAGATCGTAAGTAAAATCGTCTTGTAGAATACCATTTTTACTACAGTATTCTTTCTTAAACTCATCTAGCTCACTGTCATAGTCGCCATAATCAGTATACTTAAGAGCAAGTTGTTTTAAGCCATGACTATCGGTCTCATCTAGCACATAGTGCATAACCATTGTATCATGAACACGTTTACGATTGAATTCTAACTGAAGATGATAGTTTAACATTTTATAGTCAAACTTCATATTGTGAAATACGATTTCAAACTGATTACATATTTGTTGAAGCAAATATAAACAATCTTCATCCATACAATCTGTAAGAATATATCTACCATGTTTAGCTTTATAACTAATAGATACACCTAGCACATACCCATCGCGAGGATAAAGCCCTGTAGTTTCTGTATCTAGTGCTACATAGTCTTGTGCATTGTCTAGTACTTCTTGCAAAAGTTGTTTTGCTTTTTCAGTACTATCAATGCCCTTAAAGTCACCCTCAGCCATTTTCTTTACTGTGCCGTCTACATATTTATGTAGTTTATCTACTGCACGCTGAAAGTCTGGTTTTCCTTCAGGTTTAAAAGCAAGCATAGCAGGATTACTAATAGGTACAAATTTGTCCGCTACTAGTTGTCCTGCATAATTAGTTACACTAGTAACTTTTGCATATTCTTTAGCTGCTTCAGCACCTACTAAAATTACCAAATCATATTCATTTAAATCTACTTCAAGATCAACATCTTTTTTCAATAATTTAGTAATTGGAACTGAACTCATGTGATAGTGATCAAATTCAAATTGAAAATAATCACTGTAACGAGTGCGGTTTGGGGCTTTATCAATCAACGCAATTTTTTTCATAAATTTCCTATTCAATACTTTATTATAGCGTATTTAAGCTAATTTGTCAAGTTTATTTTGTAATATACTCAGCAATACTTTTTATATCAAACTGATCTAATTCACCTGGGTCTGTATTATCAGGTAAAGTTATAGTTTCTACTATAAAACCTTCTTGCTCAATAAGTGGTTTTAATGTTTTTGCTGCTTGAGCACCTGCATCATCTCCATCAAATAAAATATAGATGTGAGTAATACCTTGTGCTTTAAAAGGTAATAATTTTGATCCAATGTCGTTTTGTAAAGTATTTGTACCAAATGCACAAATGACATTTTCTAAACCTTTGTCGTAAAGATTTAACATATCAAATATACCTTCCACAATTACCATAGACTGATAGCCACTAGGTAAATGTGTAGGGAATACTGGCATTTTAACACCGCTTGGATAGTTAATATATCTAGGATTACCATTTGATAGAGTATGTCTACCAACAAATACTACTGTTTTACTAGTAATATCTTTAATTGGAAAAATGATTCTATCTACTAGTTTTTCTACTTGATTAGTGTAGAACGCCCCAAAATGTTTTAAAGTTTGTGGGCTTATTCCACGAAATTGTTTTGTATATGGAGTATGTCCTAATGGTAGTTCTAATCCATTAGTACCAACTTTTAACTCAGCCAATTTTTCTTTTAATTTAGCAATTTTTATAGGTATAGGATTTGTAAAAACCCCATAAAATTTAAATAAATTAGTTTTAAATCCACAACTAAAACAATGTGCTACTCCACTTACTTTATCAACCCTAAAACTAGGGTTACTATCTTCATGATCTGGATTTAAACATTTAATTAAATAATCTCTGCCACTAACTGTAAAAGCTAAACTATTTTTATTAATTAGATCTAGTACTGGGTCACTCATAATACTACTCTACTAAGCTGCCAGGTAGGTACTATTGTTTCTACTGTATCGTTATCATAAATAACAATAACATTACCCCAAAAAACAGTACCTAACCCACCATTATGTAATACTTGTTCTACTACTGTACCGTGTTTTCTAGCTTGCGAGTGATATACTTGCTCGCCAGGACTGTATTCAGGACTAATGCCTTCGCTATTTGTTCTGTAATCTTTTTTCATTATGCGTTCCAAGGTAAGTCAGAGGATGCGTCGTCTTGTTTTAAATCTTGTTTTTCTTTTTTGCCAGCCTTTTTAACTGGTTCTTTAGCTGCGGGTTTATCAACCGATTGTGGTGAGATGCGTAAGGTGTCCCAGTCGATTGGGCAAGTGAATGCCATTTCTCTACCGCCACGAATCTTTGTGGTGTCAAAGCTAATTGCATTTGTTTCTTTGTCATGGGCTTCCATAGTAAGAGCAATATCGGCTGCATCAAGAATACCTTTCGCAAACCTGGCTTCACCCGTTGCATCAATTTGATACGG